AAAAGCGCTTCTGCGAGGAGTACCTCATCGACTCGAACGCAACCCAATCGGCTGTCCGTGCGGGGTATTCGCCAAAAACTGCCTACCGCATAGGTGCGGAACTACTTCAAAAAACTTCAGTTGCTGAATACATAAAAAAACTAAGGGAAGAACAATCCAAACGCACAAAAATCACAGCTGACGAAGTTCTAAATGAACTCAAAAATGTGGCTCTCGCACAGGCTGAAATTCTCGGCAGAGATAAAGTCAAGGCTTTGGAACTACTCGGAAAACATCTAGGTATGTTCGAGGAAAAGGTGTCCGTCACCCACGAAGAAGACATACCTAAGCTGTTGGAGGCACTAAAGGAATGACGTTTGAGAGGCTATCGGCGAAACAAAAACAGGTCTTTAAATGGTGCTATAATGGTACATACAAGGCTATCATCTGCGACGGCTCTGTGCGTAGCGGAAAGACTATCAGCATGGTTACAAGTTACATTTTATGGGCTATGAACAACTTTAATGGGTCAACTTTTGCCATCTGCGGAAAGACTGTGCAATCCGCCGAAAGAAACGTAATTACGCCGTTACAGGGCATTGTGGACGTTACGCACTACTACCATTTAAAGTACATCCGCTCCACGCACTGCCTTGAGGTGTCCAGTTCGAGCCGTTTCAATCGATTCTATGTGTTTGGCGGTAAAGATGAGAGTTCCTACCAACTAATTCAAGGTATCACACTTTCGGGCGTTTTCTTTGACGAAGTAGCCCTCATGCCACGCAGTTTCGTGGAACAAGCCATCACGAGAACGGTGTCCGTCGATGAGGCAAAGCTGTGGTTCAACTGCAACCCCGACAGTAGCGAACACTGGTTCTACAAAGAGTGGATTTTGCAAACCGACAACAGAAAGGCTCTGCACTTGCACTTCACCATGAGCGACAACCCAACGCTCTCAAAAAGCCAAATAGAGTACGCAGAATCGCAATTTAGCGGTGTATTCTACGACAGATACATTAAGGGTTTGTGGGTTTTAGCTGAGGGCTTAGTCTACCCAATGTTCAAAAAAGAGTACATTCTAGACAGCTACTCACCGTCACCTGATGCCCTCTTTTACATCTCATGCGATTATGGTATTCTAAACCCCACTTCTATGGGGCTTTGGGCGTTAGAACCCGACAAGGCTGTGCGACTAAAAGAGTACTATTACGACGGGCGAAAAAATCAGCCACGCACCGATGAGGAACACTATCAAGCACTAGAAAACCTCGCAAAAGGCTATTCTGTGCAGTTCGTGATAGTAGACCCCTCTGCGAGTAGCTTTATTGAGTGCATAAAACGACACAAGAAGTTTAGGGTAAGAAAAGCCACAAATGACGTGGTGGACGGAATAATGAACGTTACTACTTTAATGGGCTATGGTAAAATTTTAGTGGAAAAAGAGTGCCATGGGCTACTTAATGAGTTACAGCTATACGTTTGGGACGATAAAGCCTCAAAGGATGTACCTAAAAAAGAACACGACCACGCTTGTGACGATATGCGTTACTTCGTGAATACAGTCGCTAAAAACAAGCTGTTGCGTGGTTTGAGAGGGAAAGGAGATTCCGAAAATGATTGATAACAGCCAAATTTCCAACGCCATTGGCGTGGATATTCTCGAAAGTGGCGACATGAAAAACGCCCTGTTAAACTGGAAAAGTATGTATTTTAACCAGTCCGAGTGGCTGAAAAAACGTGTGGAAAGTTTGGAAATTCCGTCCTCGATAGCGAGTGAATTTTCGAGGCTGACCCTCGCAGAGTTCACAGCTACGTTGTTTGACAGCGTTCTCGACAGCCAGTTTCAAAGGCTCGTCCAAAAGCTGAGCAATGCGGTTGAGGTGGCGTGTGCGTTCGGCGGTGTGCTGTTCAAGCCGTACAATTGCGGTGGTAACGTCCTAACTGACGTGGTTACGCAATTGGACTTTATGCCAGTAGCATACAACCAAGATACACTCATTTCTGTAGTGTGTCCAGAGTACATCGCCAAAGGCAAAGACGTATACACTAGACTTGAATATCATACCTACGACACTTTAAACCACACGCACACGGTGAAAAATCTGTGTTACCACTCGAAATCTGTACACGATTTGGGACATAAATGCGACCTAAGGGAAGTCCCTGAATGGGCAGACATGGTAGCTGAAAAAGTTTACACAAATGTGGAAAAGCCCCTTTTTTCGTACTTTAAGATGCCTTTTGCGAACAATATCGACCGAGATAGTCCGCTAGGAGTGTCAGTTTTTGGCAAGGCAAAAAGCCTCATCAAACAGGCGGACATCCACTGGGAGCGAATTTTGTGGGAATTTGAGTCCTCCGAACGTGCCATCGATGCCACCGAGGACGTTTTTCGGTACAATGACAGCGGTCAGCCGATACTTCCAAAGGGGCGTGAGCGAATGTTCCGCACCTACGATATGCAGACCACGGGACAGCCGTTTATCGAAACTTTTAGCCCCGAAATCCGCGATACATCGTTGTTTAACGGCTTAAACAGAATTTTCCAACGCATAGAGTTCAACTGCGGTTTGGCTTACGGAACGCTCTCGGATATCTCAAATGTGGAGAAAACCGCCGAGGAGATTAAGACTTCCAAACAACGTAGCTACACGAATGTTTGTGCTATCCAAAAGAGCCTTGAAAGTTCTTTGCACCATTTAGCGTACATATATGGGTACTACAACCAGTACTACAATGGGCTACCAGCAAACGCCGAACTAACGTGTACTTTCGGCGATTCCGTGCTTGAGGACACGGAAAAGGAGTTCCAACGCCGTTTGCAGATGGTTTCCGCTGGGTTGCTAAGCAAGGAAATGTTCGTTTCTTGGTACTTTAATTGCGACGAGTCGGAGGCTGAGAAGTACATTCCACGCACCACCGAACTTTTTGGAGGGTAAGCCATGGGACTCAATCCGCAGTACTACGACGGTTGCACCGACGACGTGCTAGACCTCTACGGCGAACTGGAAGACCGCATAGTTGCCGACATAGTGCGTAGAATCGTGCTTACAGGCGAGGTGACGGAGTCCGCTAAGTGGCAGATTCGTCAAGCCCAACAGATGGGTCTTCTCTATGACGACATCTTGAAAGAGGTGGCGAAGTCCACGGAAAAGTCCCAAAAAGAGGTCAAAAAGATGTTCGAGAACGCTGGAGTGGAAACCGTCAACAACGACAACCGAATACACCTAAAGGGCGGTGCAAGTCCGCTGGACATCCGCCAGTCGGAAAGTATGTTGCAGATTCTCAACAGCGTGTACCAAAATTCTCTCACAGATTTGAAAAACCTCACAGGTACGACCGCTATTACCTCGCAAACCGCCTACACGAACGCTTGTAATTCCGCCTTTATGATGGTTTCGTCGGGGGCTTTTAGCTACCAACAAGCACTAAAAACGGTACTTTCCGAGGTGGCACAGAACGGTGCAACGGTTACATATCCGAGCGGACACGTCGACAGACTAGACGTAGCAGTGCGACGTTCTCTACTAACTGGCATAGGTTTGGCTAGTCGTAAAATCAGCGAGGAAAACTCACACCTGTGCGGTTGCGACCTCATGGAAATTTCAGCCCACAGCGGTGCAAGACCCTCTCACGCAAGTTGGCAAGGACAGATTGTCAGTCTTTCGGGACGAAAAGGGTACTTATCTAAGTCCGACATAGGCTACGGCACGGGGGCTGGGTTCGGCGGTTGGAACTGTCGCCATGACTGGTATCCGTTCTACGAGGGCATTTCTGTACCGAATTACTCCCAAAAAGACCTCGACAGCCTAAACGCTAAGGACATCGAGTACAACGGCAAGATGTATTCCGAGTACGAAATCTCCCAAATGCTAAGGGCTAAGGAACGTCAAACAAGGGCGTTAAAGCGTGAAAAAGTCGCTCTACAGACCGCCGTAGCCGAGGGGCAAACGTACCTAAAAACGGACTTAAAAGCCGTCAACACTAAAATAAGCGAGAAGTCCAAAGAGATTGAGCAGTTCTGCAACGAAACTGGCTACCAGCGTGACCGCTCTAGGGAGCAAGTCGGCGGTAAGACTTCCGTGGGGCATGGCTCTAAAAAAGGCTTGACATCTGCACAAAACAGTGGTAAAATTAAAGGTAGGGGAAGTGGCAATAAATCTAGTAGTGCTAACCAGTATTGCGAGTATTTAGGTACAATTGAATTTAAAGATAAAAAGGCAGTAAGCAAAGCACTGCTCGATTTTGAAAGCCAAAATAAAAACGCTACCATCGAAAGATGTATAGTTATCACGCCGAATAACGAAAAGTATCTCGTGCATGGAACTTTAGACACTGTAGATACCACTATGCTAGGCGACAAACTAAAAGGCAGTATCAACGAACATAACCACGTTACTGGCGAGAGCCAATACTCGTTCAGCTACGAAGATTTAGAATCATGTGTGAAAGACGGTACTAACACGGCTTTTGCTTTTGATGAGAAATATCGCTATGTAATGAAGTTTCCAAATCATAAAATATCTGAGGATGATTTGTACGATGCTTATCAAGATTCCAAAGATGAAGTCGGAGAAATTAATTTTATGCACCAATACTATGGAGCAGAAGATTGCATCTTAGATGAAGATGTTCAGCATGAAATTATAAAACGTGTTTGCGAAGGGTTGGGGATTATCTATGAACGAACAGACAAGACTTGAAGAATATAGAAGAAAAGCAAGAATTTTGTTTGAGGAATATCGAAACAAAGATAAAGAATTATCCAAAAGAAGAAGAAACTATACTATGCTCGACCAAGGAGTAAAAGAAGAAAGAAAACTCCAAAAAGAATATAAACAAGCACAAAAAGAACTTGATAATGAGTATGGAGTTGGTGGAATATGAATAAAGAAGAAAATAGAAAGTTTAAGGAAGAACTAAATGTATTAAAGGCACTCTAGAATAACTAGGGTGCTTTTAATATACCCTAACGAAAGGAGAATACACATGGAAGAAGAAAACAAACCTGTGGAAAATCCAGTTGAAACCCCACAAAAAACCTACACCGAGGAGGAGTACAATGCCCTAAAACTCCAGCTTGAAAACCTTGAAAAATCCACCAAAGACAACGAGGATTTCAAGGCTAAGTGGGAGCAGTCCGAACAGGCACGAAAAGACTTTGAGCATAAGACTAAGGTGTCAAACTATGTAAAGGCGTTGAATCTCAAGGATGATATCTACGAGAACTACGTCACAAACGAGATAATCTCAAAGGGGTTGCAGTTCGACGGCGACAAGCTAATAGGTGGCGAGGATGTCGTATCTGCGTTCAAAGAGAAGTACCCCGATGCCTTTAAGCCATCCCCCAACGAGAGGGTGGCATCACCAACGAGCCAAAACACGCCTACCGCCCAAAACGGCGTAGAACGTGAGTTTGCAAAGAGAAATCCAAACTTAAAATTTTAGGAGGTAAACACATATGCATGAGTTACAAGAACGCTATTCCAACATGGTACTAGCAAAAATGAGGGCTGAATTAGTCCTAAAGGACGGTGTTGTGTTCAACAACGACTACGAGGGTTCGCCAACTGCGGGGGCTGTAAAGATTCCCGTGAGAGATACCGAGGTGCAAGTTTCCGACTACGACAAAGCCAACGGAATCAACGCAAATACGAGTTCCACAACCTACAAAACCCTAGTCATCAACAAGGATAAGGCGGTATCCGAAATCATCGACGGCTACGATGCCGATGCAGTCCCAGACGGCATAGTTGCGGAGCGTTTGGACAGTGCGGGTTACTCCATGGCTCAAACCGTGGACACCGACGGCGGTTCTGTGCTACTCGCTGAGGGTACAACCTACAACGCACCTACCATCGACGTTTCCAACGCTTACGACACCATCGTGGACGTCCGCACTAAGATGTCAAAAGCCAACGTTCCAAACGACCACCGCTACCTATTGGCAACTCCTGACTTTTACGCCCTACTTCTCAAGGACAAAGACCACTTCGTGGGGGCTTCCGACCTAGGCGACGAAATCAAGCAGACAGGTGCTGTGGGCAAGATTGCTGGATTTACCGTGTACGAATGGAACGACAGTACCGCAAACCTCCAGTTCGTGTGCGGACACCCTAAGTTCGCTACCCGTGTGAACGAATGGAGCGTACCCATCACCCTTGAGGACATGAAAGACGGAAAGCACATAGGTGCGAGTTGGATTAGCGGTAGACAGGTCTATGCACACACCGTCACTAGACCACAGGCAATATATTCCACATTCTCGCCATCCGCACTGGTAGGCGGTTTGAAGAAAGGCACAGCCAAAAAGTCCGTAGTTGCGACCATCACCAGCGGAAACACTGGCACAACCTACGCCTACAAGGTAAATCCATCCAGCAGAGCGACCTTTGGTCAGTCCACAGCCGACTACAACGGCACAGCCTTAACATCAGGAAGTACCGAAATAGTCGCAAGTGTAGGCGACACCATCGAGGTAGTAAACCTCTCCGACGACAAGGTGGTAGCCGTCGCATACTACACAGTTACTGAGGTTGCTTAGTCATGGCGTACGCTGATTTTGGCTACTATCAGGACTTTTTCAAAGGGAAAATCATCTCGGATTTAGAAACGTTTCGCACTTTGGCGGAGCGTTCTTCCGAGTACATTGACATGGTGACTTTTTGCCGAATCAACGCAGATACGTTGAAAGACAAGCCCCTTGCGGATTCTATCAAGCGTTGCTGTTGTGCCATCGCCGAGGCTTACTACCTCTACGACACCGTGCTAACCAACGCACTTACGGGGTTTGGCGGTACTGGTGCGAAAACTTCCGAGAGCATAGGGCAGTACTCCGTCAGCTGGGCTGACCCCACGGACAGCCTCGAATCTCTCACTGGCGGAAACTTTCCGAGCTACTTGCGAAAACTGTGCATAAGGTACTTAGGTCACACAGGTTTGATGTTTAGAGGGGTGTGCTACTGATGTTCACCAATGCAGATTGTACTATTTTCAACGCATATTACGACAGTTCACAGCGTTGCGAAAAGTGGAAAAAGACCGTAATTAAGGACATTTATTGGGAGGATGTGAGCGGAGAAAACTCCCAACAGACAGGGCTACTTAACGACTGCTCGGCTTTCGTGGTGATTCCAAAAGAGTCAATAAACGTACAAAACTACCAAAAGCCTAAGGATTTCAAGAGCAATCCTGTGGGCTTTACTTTTGCCCCAAACGACGTAATTGTGCGTGGTGTCTGCGATGTGGACTACTCAAGCATAAAGAACGTTCAAGCCCTTGACGACAGCCACACTATACTAAAAGTTAGCGACTTTTTGTACGGTTCTAGGGACGTTCAACACTGGGAGGTGCAGTCAAAGTGAAATTTACTTTTGAAATTTATGGCAGTGCTAACCGCAAGGATGAGTTTAAAAAGGTACAAGAATACGTCGACAACGAAGTGCTACGCAAGTGCGACCCATACGTCCCAATGGACACAGGTACGTTGAAAAAGTCGGGTATTTTGGGAACGGTCGTCGGTAGCGGTGAGGTGGTCTACAACGCCCCCTACGCCCGAAAACAGTACTACACCAACAAGGGCAACGGCAACCACAATAAGTCGGGTTTGCGTGGTTCGTACTGGTTTGAGCGTATGAAAAGCGACCATAAAAGGGACATTTTGGACGGTGCAAAGAACATTTTGAAAGGTGGTTAAGTATGTCGATAGCTAAGATTTTAAGGGACTTTTTCGCCTCATGCCCTCTGCTAAAAGACGGCATTTTCAACTTCGACTACCTAGGGGTCGAGCCTGTGGAGTACACCATCGAAACCGTACCCACCGAGCCTGTGTACAAACGATACATCGACGGTTCGAGCATTAGGCAGTACCCGTTTGTGTTCGCCTCAAGGGAGTTTTTTGGTGCAGATGTGTGGTCTAACATAGACACGTCCGCTTTTTATGAAAACCTTTCCACATGGGTTGAAATTCAATCCAACTTAGGCAGTTTGCCCGAATTTCAGGACAAATATAGGATAAGCCTAAGCTTAGAAGTTACGTCTAGCGGGTACGTCTTTCAGGAGGATGCCGACAACGCTAGATACCAAATTCAAATGGTCTTGAAATACTATCAAGACCGCAGATTTACGAGCATTTAGGAGGATTTTATGGGTAAATTATTGAACAATTCCGACATAGTAATGCGTACCGGAAAAGTCGCATTTTACAAGTGCCGTGGCGAATCCATCTACAGAAGAATGGAGGGTTTCACAGAAATTACCAACAGCAAAGGCACTAAGGAGTACACTCGCCAGTACGTCGACGAGGACTTCGAAAGAACGGACGTTTCGGGCTACTCCCC